GTAATTTCAAATCGTCAAGAACTCTACTTAAGCGATCATATTCTTGAATAGTAGGTTCCAAGTTTTTAATATCAGCACCAGCACCCCATTCTATATTGGCGTACTTTTTAGCTATAGGATCTAATAGGTCTTGTGAACGTTGGATTTCATCAGCAATAGATGCACGAGATGCTGCAATTTTAGCAAGCGATGCTCTGTCTCCAGTTGCTGCAGCAACAAAATTAGCTGCATCTTCGTAAGTATTTGCTTCACCCATAAGCGCTGTCATTAAACGCGGGTTTGTGCTTTTCTTAATAAGAGGATGGTTTGAAACTTCTATAGGATTTTTTCCAACAAGAGAAGCAACTGCTGTTCCCATAGGAGTTTCACGTCCTGCTGTTCCACCAGATTCCATCCAAATACCGTGCTGGTCTAAATCTTTACGCACACGAACAATGTCATCTGCGGTTTCAATAGGATTAACAAGTAGGGATTTACGTGCTAACCCTAAGCCTTTACCTGCTATAACTAATGGATCAAGATACCAGTTTACAAAACCATCTACGCCGCCTGAAGTAACTTTACCAAATTTGTTTTCTTCAAAAGTTTCTTTACGGTCTGTTGGATCTGCAATATTAAAATATTTATTAAAGATTGGAATGTAACGTCCTATTACTGCTTGTCCTGGACTTACATTATCAGGAACTCCTGCTTTTTTTTCTTCTTCAGTGAGTGGTCTAGCTAAATTCCAATTTGCTGCAATGTCTGGAAGTTGACCTTTTTCTAATTCTGTTGAAGAAAGTGCTATAGTTGTTAAAGGTTGAGAAACTTTTGGGTATAAAAATTGGTAAGCTTTATTGGCTTCTTCCATACCAAGATTAAATAAAGTATCGGCTTTAACTGTTTCAGCTGGTTTCACCATAGCACCAACAATGGTCTTACCTGCTTGCTGTCCAGCTTTTTTAATAGGAGCTGCAGCTGCTGCTGCTATTTGAGTTGTATCTGCGCCAGGAGCAATCTTTCCAGCAAATGAACTGGCAAAACCACCAGCTACATTTTCTCCAACTGCTGATAAACCTTCACCAATTTTTGAGGCAATGGCATTCTTAATGGTGTCCCAATAATTAGCCAATTATTACTCCTCTCGTGTGATAGTTTTAATAAAGTCATCTCTATCTTGTTCTGATTCCCAAGGGATATTTGCAAGAGAAAGTACTACGCCTGGGTAGTCATACCCAAGTGCATCAACAAAAGCTGTAACATCTTTAACAAATTGGTTCATAGTGAACCCTGAAGGAAACTCACAAACGCTCTAAATGATTGTGGTGTGTCTTGTCCTGAAGCCATAGCACTTAATGATGGCAAATATTTTGCAACAATATCTTTATCATCTTGTTTCATCTGATTCATCATAAGAGCATCTGAACCCATACCTGCGCCAGAATCAATACCATTAGTAACTGGCTCATCTGGGCGTTGAGTAGGATCATATAAACCAACACCAGGTTCTGCTGCGCGTGGTGCTTGTGAAAGCATCGGTGACTTTGGCGCTGTCGCTAGTGGAGCACCGGACTTTGCTGCATTGTATGCAACTCCGTCACCGTAAGATTGTGACTGGTATGAGACATCTGTACGCTTTGCGTACTTACCAGGACCTGATACACCCTGCATAGGGTTAGTAGCGTCTTCAAGCGCCATCTGTATCCTCCTGAATAGTTTCTAAATCTGTAGCAAAGTCTTCCCAGACCTTGTTGACTTCTGTTGCGCGATTCGCGTTATAGATAGATAGTTCTAATAAATCTTCTGAGGCTGCTGTAAATACCTGCATCATATTATATGCAAGTTCCGCGCCAATGACTAAAAAGTCAGCGAAGCGTACTGGACGTCTAACTTTTCCGTCATCCATCCAGTACACCCCGCCATCTAAAGTTATTTACTTCTTTACTTTCTTACCTGGCTTTGCTGCTCCAGCGAAAGGCTGCTTTACGTCGCCACCTGTTACCTTTGCTCCTGCTCCTGCTGCGCCGTGAATTGGCTTAGACATTGGTGCTGGTGCTTGTGATCCCTTGTTCATATTTCACCCCCTTAGAAGTTATGCCGCGCCGCCGATTGAAGCGAGCAATGATGCTATATCTGGTTTGCCTTGAGGGGCTTGTGGGCCACCAGCAGCAGGGGCTGCACCGCCAGGTTGTTCCATACTTGGCTGCGAGGCAGAAGCGGGAGCCATACCTGCTACTGGGGCTTGAGGTTGCATCGCTGCAGCCTCTGGCTGAGGTTCTGGCGTAAACGCCTTTTCCACAACACTTTCAATACTCATTCCCTTTTGGCGGCCTTTAATCATTTCCGCAAAGGATCCGAGAATCTTAGAAGGGTCTTGTCCTTGTGCCACCATTTGTGGAATTGCAAGGGCAGTCTGCCCAATAGCAGCACGAAGTGCATCACGCATCTCTTCAATATCAACCTTTTGTTCTTCTTGGCCGACATTGATTTCAATAGGAAGTTCACGACGTACGTAGTCGCGTGAAACAAGTTTATCTGAACGCATCTGTAGAAGTGCTACAGTTGCATTGTTTGGATTCATACCAGACATAATGCCGTAACGGACATCAACAGTGTAATCACCATTGATAGCCTTAGCAGGGCTGTACTTTATCGTGTAAGGAGTTCCGTCATCCACACCACGAATTTCTTTGACCCTGTGGTCGAAGATTTTTTCGTCCGTCTTAAAGCAAATACCAATAAGCTCAACAAACATACGAGCAAAGTGAGACTGCGCCGCTTTGATCTGTGTGTCAAAGCCTGCTTGAAGGGCTTGAACACCGCGCCCAGTAACGATAGAAGCATCTGAGTTTCCTCCACGAGTCTCTGGGTAGCGAGCACCAGTACGAAGTTCACGCTCTAGGACACCTGATTCACCGAATACACCGGCTGGAAGTTCTAGTGGAACACGACGAATGCCCTGTGGGTTAGCAGAACGCATAATAGAATCTGGTCCGAGAGCAAGTTCTTGCACATCCTGTGGGATAGCAATAGGTGCTTGGATAGATTTCTCTGCTGCTTGAATCTGTAGGACTGCAAAGCGAGCACGAGCAAGCTGCACACCTAGTACGTCATCATACTGACCACGTGATTCACCATCAATAGATGGACGCATAGCCACACGGACCATACATTCACCGATTGGGTTAGGTGTATTAGAAAGAACTAGGTCTTTACGCTCTGGTAGGTAGATAAGGTCTTGGTCTTTATCGTGGTAACGAACTAATGATAGGTAAGGAGAACCTGGTGTGTACTGGTTACGTCCTACGATTTCATTGTAAAACTCTGGGTACATAGACGCTAAGGTCTGTGCATCCATACCGACAATCTGGGTAAGGGATAAGCAGCGACCAAAACGGTCAATCTCTGGGTAAGAACCAAAAGGGTTAATCAACTTGATGATTGGGTTGTCGTTCTCGTAATCAAGTTCAACGCGACCAATAAGCATTCCGTAAGTGTTAAACCAATCAGCACCGGTATACATCTGTATACCTAGTTCTGATCTGTCTACATAGAAGTTTGCAATACGACCACGAAGGTCTGCAGCCTTACGGGCTGTATCGGAGACGGTATTAGATGCTGAACAGTTAAATGATGGCAGTGGTGCCATAGATTCTGCAAGGTCGCGTGCGGCGACGTCAATAATGTTAGCGACGAGTGGCTTTGGGTACTCATCAGAAAACATTGATGGGTACACCTTGGAGATGTCACCCTGACGTACCGAAAGGACATCACGCATACGACCATCACGCGCAGCGTATTTGGTCTGTAGACGGGTGACCTTAGCGGTTACCTCTTTAATATTCAGCATTGGAATCCTTAGTTAGTGTATCCGTTGTTGTGAGAAGGGCCTTGGACCTTCTTAGCTACAGCTGCGTCGTTACCGACTGCTGGACGCTTTGCCTCTGCTTGCTTTTGAGCAGGCGTTAATGGCTTAGTATTGTTCTTGGAATCTGTAACTGCGTGGCCTGCTTGTGTACCTTTAGGCTTAGGCTTTGGCTTTGTTATTTCAGCTATAATCTTTTTAGCATCTGCCGCACTAAATGGACCGTATGGTTCTGAAAAACCTGTGTCTACCCATTTGTCAGCCATATTAGAAGCCTTGTGATTCTTGTCCGTGAACCATTGTTGGCCACTCAACGTAGTCAACTGCATCAGCTTCAGTCTTAGCAGCCATATACTTGCGGTCTACTTCTGGGTTGATCTGGGGCATAGATACTGCACCCTTGTCAATATAAACTTCTTCGCCTTCTGAGTTGGTCATCCAACTTGGTGTGAGTGCCATTATTTCTTACCCTTTTTCTTCATCATAGCCATACCCATTGCAACTTCCTTCTTAACCTGAGCCTTTGATTCGCCCTTTTTGGTTTCCATCTTTTTAGTTG